TGCCTTTTGGCAGGGAACGAAATTTATTCACTTAAACATCTCCTTCAAGTTGCACAACTGATCTTGCACATAGCCCTTGTCAACGTCATGCGTAAGCATGGCTACATAAGTCTGATGCATCGGTCTTTTTCTGGTTAAGTCGCGCAAACATCCCAACACTTCATTCACATCAGGCCACTCATACATCTTTGCATTACTTTTCTGCTCTGACATAAAATTAATAGCAGCATCTATCTGCTCTCTTGTGTACTTTCCAATCTGTTTCGCAAATGTACGCCTAGCTATTTGCTGTACCTCCGCGTCAGGATAAAGACTGTTCATCTTAGAAACACCCCAGACGGCAGTCATTCGCATAAATAAGTAAACAGTAGAATCTTTTTCTTGTTTACTAAAAGTTATCGATGTTGTAGGTTGTCCATGCTGCGCTACTTTTACCAGATCGTTTATTTGCATTAGCTTTCTCCGTCTTTTCCCAAGTTCTTACACAGGCTTTCCAGTTCGACATTTTATTCTTGCCGATCATCCAATTCTTACTAGCATAAAAGTCTATAAATGTTTCTGCATCAATTTTATTCTGCCTCTTAGCGCAATACTCAGCAACCATTTGAATAGATGGTGTCTTAAATACACTAGTAATATTATTGCTTGTACTATTAACTGTGACTATTTCGTCCCTAGGTAGGGATAATTTCGTCCCTAGGGTGGGGACTATTTCGTCACTAGGGGTAGTCAACTTAATGTACCTACTTTTAATCTGCTTAGTCCCTTCACGATAATTAACTTGAACATCTATATAGCCAAACTTTTTCAACTGTCCAATCCAACGGCTAATGGTCTTCTTGTCAACTTCATACAACTCAGCAAAATACTGATTCATAGCCCAACAAAAACCTTCATTGTTTGATAGACAAGTTATTTCACCGTAAAGCAATTTTGCGTTTGGCTTTATTTCGTTGTTGTATCTAACATTTGCAGGAATAATTGCATAATAGCTTGGCTTATCCATAATTAAATCCATGCTCTTTCTGGCAACTCATAGCCATCTTCGTGATATAACTTATTTTGCTTAGGTTTATATTTTGGATCGCCACCATTCATGATTCACCTTCCGCAATAAATTCTGACAACTTGACTTGGAACAACTCAGCTAAAATAACCATAGTCTTCAATGATGGCGATCTATGACCATTTCTGATTAGCGAAATAGTAGCCGGTGACAATTCAGACTCTTTGCAAAGGTCAGCCTGACTAAATCCATTTAAGCCCATGTAGTGATCTAGCGATTTATTTATGTTCATGTTTGTCTCCTTGTTTAGCCATATTAACAATGAGTAAATTAATTTGCAACATATGTTGACACAAAGATAATATTGGCTATACTGTTTGTACATTCTAATAAGTCCGAAAGGAAAACAAAATGAAAATAGAAGACTGCACCACCCGCACTGTTCAAATAGCAAACTCAATGCTGAAGGATAAGATGGAAGATGAACTTCTTCTGTGGGAAGCATTAGACTTTTCGCAAACTTTGCTTATCCACGATTCTCCTAAGTCAGACTGGCAAGCCAAAGCAAACAGATTCGCGGAGCTAGAGTTTCTCGAAGAAATAAAGTCTGCAATTCTTCAAAAAGATATGGATAAATTAGGCAAGCATTTCTATGCTCATATCCACCGCTATTTGATTACCTGTTCCCTTTGGGAAGCTGAAGGTAAATCTGACCATGAAGCTATGTTTGAAGAATTATCTGATTTTGAGAGAGGCGAGTATGACGCTGTTCATGGGCATGATGCTTTGCGCGATCAACCTGTTAGTTATGAGAATGGATTTAACGTCGAGTATGCGCGTCAACAATGTGCTGATGCACAAACTGGAGTGAAATAATGAATGTGTGGCAGAAATTATCGACTATCGACGTAAATCTGCACACCGAAAAGAAAGGCAGATTTACTTATTTAAGTTGGACTTGGGCATGGGCAACACTGATGGAGCATTATCCTGATTCTACGTATGAATTTGGCGAAAATGAAATTCATTCAGATGGCAGCGTAACTACATATTGCACAGTTACTGTTAAAGGCGTGTCTCACACGATGTGGTTAGCAGTGATGAACATGAAGAATCAAGCAATGCTTAACCCACCATCCACTGAAATAGCAAATACTAAAATGAGATGCTTAGTTAAAGCATTGGCGATGTTTGGATTGGGTCATTACATTTATGCCGGAGAAAGTTTGCCTTCAGAATCTATTGAAATTATTAGCTACGAGCAGTCTGTCATTCTTAAAAATTTGCTAGAAAAAACTAACAGCAATGTGTCAAAGTTTTGTTTGGCTTTTAGGTGTGATTCAGTCGATCAATTACTTGCTTCTAATTACAACTTTGCTTTAACAAAACTAAATAAAAAAGAACATTCGATGAAAACAAAAGGGCCAAAAAAAGAGCGAATCAAATGATTATTCTTGAGGATGCACAAGGCTCTGATGAATGGCTGCAAAGTCGAATTGGTAAACCTTCTGCATCTAATTTTGACAAATTAATCACCGCCACTTGCAATCCTAGCTCTAGTGCTGAGAATTACATAAACCGAATAATTGCAGAAAGATTGTCTGGTGAGCCGACTGAGTTTTATGTCAATGACGCTATGACACGCGGCAATGATTTAGAACCGCAAGCAAGGGCGTTTTTTGAATTTGAAACGGGAATAGATGTTCACCAAACTGGTTTTATTCTTGATGACTCAAAAGAATTTGGTTGTTCGCCAGATGGGGTAATTTTAGAAACCGGCAAAGTTGTGTCTGGGCTAGAAATTAAATGCCCTTTGGGTGCTGCTGCGGTGGGTAATTTACGTCGCAATTTAATGCCCCAAAAATACTATCAACAAGTTCAAGGGTGTATGTGGATTTGTGATGTGGAAAGTTGGTGGTTTATGAGCTATCACCCAAAAATGAAAGCCATGATTGTAGAAGTGAAACGAGATAATAATTTCATTAAAAAATTAGAAAACGCTGTAAATTTGGCAGTAGAAATAATCCAACGCGAAACTAAGAGGCTTAAAAGATGAAATTAGGAATTTCTGTAAAAATTGACGTAAGCAAGATCGACAAGTCAAGATTGTACAAAGGTCAAAAAGGAACATATCTTGATTTGACAACATTTATTAATACTGCTGAATTAGATCAGTACGAGAACAATGGTTTTATTTCGCAAACTATGTCAAAAGAGGAGCGTGATAATAATGTTGAAAAAACGCCCATCCTTGGTAACGTCAAAGTTTTTTATAGCGATGAAAAAAAAGACGAAACGGAAAGAGTTAAGTCACAAAGTAATGAAGAATGGCTTGATGAGCATAATGAAGCTACTGCCAAAATTAATAAGGCAAACAAAATAACATCAAATTTTGTTGATTCGGAAGAGATACCATTCTAACTTTAAGTGATGCAGAGCAGCGCGTAGCCAAATTTATTGCGGATGGGCGCATGAATAATGCCGCTCAAAAAGGCTATCATAAAAAGCTAGAAGGTCAAACCGACAATCAACAGTGGGTAGAGCGGCAAGGAATTGGCTCAGAAATGATGTGCGCTAAACTTTTAAATGTGTATCCAGATTTGACAGTTCGCACTGGCGGGGTAATGCCAAAGGAGGATTTTTATACCCCGCGAGGCTGTTCTGTTGACGTTAAATGCACACACCATAGCGATGGCAGATTATTAGCTCAAAAATTTAAAATCAAAAATCCATGCGATTTATATGTATTGATGATCGGAGAGTTTCCAACATTTGCGTTTGCCGGTGCTTGCACAAAAGAGGAGCTTTTTTTGCCCGAAAATTTAATTAATCTTGGCAGGGGCGAAGCCTACGGGTTATTGCAACGCAATTTATTTTCAATCGAAAAATTTAAAGAGCTGTACTGTTGACCACTAAAAAAGCTATGGCAGGGAATATAAACTTGTTTTTAACAAAAATCCTAACTAATTGATTTATAAAGGTTTTTAAATGTCCGATCAAATTTTTGAAATTGAATTTTTTGGTGATTTAGGAATAGAAAACCGAACAGTTAAAGTTATTGCTTCTAAAAATTCGACAGAAAGAGACATTCGCGCTGCAATTAATTTTTTATTAAGCATAATTAAAACTCGCAATGCATCCGAATAGCTAATAAACATCGCGTTAAACCGCTTTTAATGCTTGCCTAACAGCGATTAGCACCCTTAGCCATACCACCCTACTAGTAGCATAAAAAAAGCCCCAATTAAGGGGCTAATGCGCGTATTGGCTCGCGGTGCGCTGCCCCGCGATCATGGGACGACTGGCCCCTAGCCTAGGAAAAGCCCAAAATACAATAATCCAACAGTAGCAGACCACAAAACCAATTCGGCAATCATATCTATAATCTGTCGCCGCCGCATAGATGCGCGCTCTTGTTTTACTTCAGCCATTAGTTGATCGCGCCGAGTGTAGAATGTCATGCTGCCACCTCTTTTGCTGCCCATTTTTGGACATTGCCCGACAAT